GCACGGATAACATCGGCTGACCCGTCCGGAATGTCCAGAGGGTAGGCGTTTCGACCTTGCTTAATGTCGATATTTTCCCACCCTTCAATCGGTATGTCGCCGCATCCTAAATTGTACTTCATAATAGTTTTCCTTTTCGCATTAGAGTAATATCCGCCAACCTGAGCGGCACGATGCCGCCCAAGCTGGCGAAAAGAAACGTTTACGCATTCACAAACGCAACCTGCTGAGCAGAAGTTCCAACCGTCGCATTGACACATGCTTTGGTTGCCACAGTGTCGGCAGAAACGCCCGGCTCAAGGATAACGAGGATTGCCCCATTACCGTTTGCAGTAGGCGTTGCGCCTCTGGTGGTGAGGATGTTGAGATACCGGCCCTTATCCATAAGGTTCAGGTCGATTTCAACAACAGAGCCAGCGATACCGGCCAAAGCCGCCGTCGGCAGGGTGTTCAGCGCCGCCGTGGTAGCGGCGGTTGCCCAGCTTGCCGCAGCAATCAGAGTTGTACCACTTGAATTTGTGCCGTGATAAACGCTGATGTCGGCCCATGTCTGAGACGTAGTCGTCTGCGTTCCGCTCATAACATAAATATGAGCCTTCTTACAGCCCAGCGTGTCAACCGTCGTAATCGCTGTCGCGCTCGTGGTCGAAGTGCCGGGGCAGAATGTAAGGACTTTGCATTTTTCAATTTGATTCATAAAACTTTACCTTTCATTAGGCGTTAAGGCTCACAAGACCAACCAACGGCCCGGCCACGGTTGACGTTCCAACATCATGGACAGTAATATCCAGACGTTCCGTACCACGCACTGCGATTTGGTCGTACTCGAAGTAGCGACTTCCATCGAAGGCAAGGCTTGTCTGCCGACGGTCGCCAAAAGAGGCGGCTTGTGCCAAGTTACCAAAAAACGCAACAACCTGACTGTTTGCGTCGGTAGAAGGCATAACTTCAACCAGCTCAACGGGGTATCCGAGGAACCGGTTCTGTGGAATGCCATTTACCATTTCGGTCGGGTTAATACCGCCTGCGGCAAAGGCAAGGCGAGCCATCACATTGTCGTAGAAAATCGGCGAGCAGTACCACTTCGCACCAAGACGGGCATAACTCGGGCAACGGCCAACAGTGGCGGTAAAGTCACCAATGACAATCTCCGAGAACAGGTTGCCAGTACCCACCTGTACACCACCCGCACTTGTAGTGGTCGGAGACCCGGCGGCAGTATAGAGAGCCAGAGAAGCACCCATGATATGGCCCTGAGTCGAAAGACCAGTACCGACAAAACCAGCATAATCTTCGTTGTAGGCGAAGGCGTATGCGATTTCACCGGCAAGGTCATCGGCAACGCTGATAATCGCGTCTTCCGACAACTCATTGCTCATGCGGGTCAAGATTGCCAATTTCTTGGCTTTCAGCTCGATCTGACTCCACGTTTTATCACTTTCGGTAATACTGGACGACTCGTTTGTCCAATAGGCCGTCAGTCCGCTTGAACGTCGCGGGAACACAAGAGTATCGCCCATCATAGGACGGATGCGTGCATTGCGACGGAAAACGCCGTATTGAAGGCGCAAGTCCACAATCGCATTGTCAAACTGAGTCGGGACTAAGAAACCACCGGCTGAGTTTGTACCCTCGTTTTGCACGGCCATCATGATGCCGTGATCGCCGCACCACTGCTTGGCGGACTGGATACCGTTGGCAGCACGAATCCACTGGCCGAAGCTGTAAGCAGACTTCTCGTCGCCCTTAAAGGCTTTGAGGTTGCTGACTTTACGGACAGAGGCAGGGATACGAATCTGCTCGCTTTGCGGAATTGCGATAGACTCGCTGTTTACGACTGCGGGAGCCGGAACAACCGGACTCTGCTTTACTTGCTTGGCAGCGGCGGCAGCCACTTCGACCGCTTGCAAGTTGTCAATCTGCTGTTTGGTAGTAACGCCTTCGGCATTCAGGGCATCAAAAGATGCCTGTTGCTCGACGGTCAATACGCCTTTTTCAGCAGCGTTGACGATGGCCTGCATCTCAGTCGAGATGACATCCATTCTGGCTTTCAACTTTGCTAACTTTTCCATTTAAGGAACCTTTCTAATTACATTTACATTTATTTTTAACTAACAATATACATCTGGCCGTGCCTAAGGACTTCCGCCTCAAAGGTCACAGCTTCAACATATCCAACTGAGCCTGAGCAAGACGGCTGGACTTCCCGCCGGTCTTGGCAAGCATATCCTTGATAACCTGTTCCATTGTTCCAATCCGGTCAGCGAGACCCATTGCAACAGCATCCTTTGCACCAAATACGCGGCCTTCACCAAACTTACCTTCGGGCTTGGATACACCACGATTGCGGGCCATATCAGAAGTGAATGCTTCGTAGTAAGTGTTGATCCGTGCCTGTATCGCTTCAACAGCATCAGCATTGAGCGGCTCGTAGGGATTGCCTTCCGCCTTGTACTTTCCCGCCTTGATGATGGTGGTCTTATATCCTGCTGTATCTTGTGCCTTCGATACGTCAGTATGAACAGAAAGAACACCGATAGACCCGATTTCACCGCCCGGAGTAACGGTAATCTCGTCAGCAGCAGATGCAATCCAGACAGCTGCAGAGGCCATCAGCGAATTGACAACCGCAGAGATAGGCTTTTTACCTCGTGCGGAATAAATCTTCTCGGATAACTCTTGTACACCATACACGTTGCCGCCGGGGGAGTCGGTATCAATGATAATCGCACCGATAGAAGGGTCAGCAATTGCCGCATCAAACAACTGGCCAAATAACTCGGTCGATGTTCCACCGCTGTATTGGCTCATCAGGTTCATCTTTTGTGAGATAACGCCATACAGAGGCAGAATGGCTATATTTCCTTTGATATTTGTAAACTTGGTGGCCTTGCGATTCATCGCCGCATCAATTTGCTCAGCAGACAGTTTTCCATGCTGGCGAATATCCATAAACGCAAGGATTTCATCCATCTTTTCGGGTGTTATCGCCCACGCTGTACCGCTTATGCTTTGGAATACATTATCGAACATAACAACTCCTTTATTTCTTCTTGTGTCTTACCGATGAGTTCCAATGGGTTTATATCAATCCCGAAAGCGGACACTGTTTTTCTTATGTAGTCACACTGTTTCGGGATGAATTTGTCATAGAAAGACTCGGCAGAAAAATCGCCTCCGTGTTTGTCATGGCTTGCCTTTAATGCGTCTTTCTCTACATTTGCGATGCGAGAGGCCATATCGTTAATAACTGCATCCTCTGTTTCGTTTTCAACGGGAACCGACTCTGTGCCGTTGCCGGGGGTAGGAGTAAACAACTCATCGCCCTCGTCTATCGGGTTTAGGTTTTCACGCTCCCTGATTTCGTTTACAGTCATAAAGCCGGGGTTATTATTATTGCCAATTGCAATCTGATATGCGGAGTATCTCGCAGCGATGTTGCCACGAAGCAAACCCTCTACGATATGTTCAACATAGTATCCATCGTCCTGCTCTTGTTCGGTGAGCAGCTTGCTCCATATCGCCTGTTCCCACCTACGTAGCCACGGAGTCAGTGTATCGGTAACATATTCAAGCGACTGTTCTTCGATATTGCTGAATGTAGCTCTGGTTAGGTCTGCTACTTTGTGCGGTTGCATCCTGAACCAACGGCAGATTTCGGGGATAGAGAATTGCCGTGTCTGCAAGAACTGCGATTCTTCTGGCGGTATAGTGTTCTGGTTGAACTTCATTCCCTCTTCAAGAACGGTAATCTTGTGTGCGTTCTCTGCGCCCTGATGACGTTTCTCCATCGACTGAATTAGGCTTGCTTTGGCCGCATCACTAAGATTGTTCGGATGTTCCAGAAAACCGCCCGGAACCGTACCGTTGCCAAAGTAAGAGGCCCCAAACTTCTCGGTTGCCTTTGCCAGACCCAGCGACTCTCTGGCCTGATGAATGACGTTGTAGCCAGTGAGTCCGTCGTATCCTAAGCCGTGGATGTGCAGAACATTATCGGCAACGATTTCGCTCTTTAGGCCGGATTCGGTAGTGACCTCGTAATAGATTTCTTTGGTCTTTTCGTCCTGCTTAGGTATTGTTCTACTTGGTACAAGCGGAGATAGAAATGCAATAGAACCGTCCAGCTTCTTTGTTATAAAGGCGTATCCATTGCCCCATCCAAGACAATGAGCGGTAATCGCCTGCCGGAAGTCCATCGCTGTCATATTTGGGTTTGGCTGTTTATCCAGAACCTTTCGCAGTGGATGGTCGGAAATCTCTCTGCGTACGCCATCCTTCTTCTGGAATACCTTAATCGGAAGCTTGGAGATGTCTGTGCTGATATTGTTGATGCAGGCAAACACTGTAGAAAGTGCCATCGCATTATTGTTATTGATCCGCTCGCCTGACAGTGTTGAGGCTCCACCGTTGACATAATCCACAAACCAACCGGAAGTATCTCTCGATGTTGCCGCCCGCTTACTGTATCCAAAATAAGACATTACTTTATTCATCATAGGACAAGCAAGCCCCTTGTTTCATAAACGGATTCTTTAACAGGATTAGCAAGGTATCCGGCAATGGCATTTACCAGAGCCGCTACACAGTCAATCCTATCGGTAGATTTCTTCTTACTTGGCTTGATATTTCCCGCCGCATCCTGTTCCACTGATACATTAGAAACACACCAGTTCATCGCTGGATGGTTATTGTGCCGAAGCTCACGCCCAACAATTAGCTTTTCAAGTTCTTTGGTCGGGGCGGTCATTGATTGATACCCCTGACCCATCGGGACGATATTAAATCCATCCCCGTCAAGCTGAGTGGTAATCTGCGTGCAGTTCCAACGGTCAACAGCAATGCAACGGATGTTAAACCGCTTGCCAAGTTCAACAATCTTCTTGCGGATAAAGTCGTAATCAATCACGTCGCCATCGGTCAGAGTGATAAATCCATCCCTGTGCCAGTCAAGATAGGGGGCCTTATCTCTTTTTGACCGCTTGTGTGCGTTCTCTTTAGGTGCAAACGGGTAACACAAGACGCTATGGGTTTCAGGGAAATAGAGTACGAAAGCGGATAAGTCTGTCGTTGTAGATAGGTCAAGCCCGCCATAGCAGGGTTTACCGTCAAGGTCTTTTTCACAGTATCGGCTCTCGCACTCGTTCCAAACATCCATCGATAACCAACGGCTCTCTTGCTCTGTCCATTGGTTAAGGTGCAAGCGTCTAAAGGTGTTCTCTTTGGCGGGTACTTCCTGTGCCTCTTTGCAGGCTTGTTTCAGATATGACAGAGAGACAGAAACGCCAAGATTTGGATTTGCCTTACGCCATACCGACTCCTGCTTCCAATCATCCTCTGGTAATGTCTCATAGATTACCGGCAGGAAATAAGGGTCATTAATAATCCCATCCCTGACCTTGCAGGCGTAATCGTACTTTTCCCAGCAAATAGTCTTTTTGTCGTACCCCGCCGTCGTAATGTGGATAATCAAAGGCTGCCGGCGTGAGGCCGTAGCCGTTTCCATCGCATCCACAAGGTCTCGGTTGGTCTGAACGTGAAGCTCATCATTAATAACCAAATGAGCATTGAGGCCATGCTTAGTATCAGCATCAGCAGAGAGGGCCTTGTAAACCGTATCCCCGCCATAGAACTCAATGCTCTTGTAGGTGCGATAGATTCTTGACCGCTTCTTTAAGTCTGCGTTACGGTTAATCATCCCGGCAGCGTGCCGGAATACTAACGCCGCTTGTTCACGCTCGCCTGCGGTAGAGTAGATTTGTGCCCCCGGCTCATTATCGCAGAAGGCGACATAGTTGATAATGCCAGCACAGAGGGGGGATTTACCATTCTTGCGGGCAACTTCAATAAAGCATTCCCTGTATCGCCGTGTGCCATCCGGTCGTTTCCAACCAAACAGATTACGCACGATGGACTCCTGCCACGGCTCCAGGATGAATGGCTGACCTGCCGTAACACCTTCGATAAAGACAAGGTGCTTAGCAAAGAAGCCAACGGCATGATCGGCGGCCTCTACATCGTACTGGCAATCGCCAGCCGTAGCCGTCGGGTCATAGCCCGGAATCATGTAAACAGGTTTTTGTTTTTGCTTCTTCATTTTTATAAGCACCAAAAGAAAAGGGAGGCGCAATATCTTTTTACAGATACGCGCCTCCCTAATAGGCTCGATTCATTAGGGCATCTCAGCGATGATCAGTCGCCTATGCCTATTTTTCTTTTGGTTATCTCATCATACTACCCTTAAAAATACGTCTTTCTTGTCATCTTTCTTATCAACCGATAAACTGGCACGGGAAGAAGGGGTCATCCCCAGTTCACGCTCAATCTTAAAGCACTGGTTGGCATACCGTTCTAAGTCTTGTTCGGAACGGGCAGCCTTAATCTTTTTCAATTCGTTCAGCCACATCACCCAATAGGTACAGTACCGAGCCAGCAAGCGACAATCGACATCTGTTAATACACGAGAGTTTTTCAGCTTTGGGGCAAGGTCGTTCCACACTTCGACGGCCTCAGATCCCAAACACTCAGGACAGTCAGCACCGCCTACTTGATAGACTGGCTCATTGGGGTTAGATTTAGCCCACCGGCTACCCCTGTTTTCCTTCATCGCTGTAGGTACCGATTTTCTTCCTGTTTTCACGCTATCGCCTATCCATAATATTTCTAATAATTACGTCAAAAAACCAACGACGGAAACGTACGGTCTCCAAGCCCTTCGCTGTAGGTCTTAGGCCGCCCCCTACCCCTTAGCCGGAACCATATCAAGGGTAGAAATATCGCCCATCTCAATCAATCCTACGCTGTTTTGTGGCAATCTATCGACCATTGACAGTCCTCTTGCTATGGCAACTCTTGCACAGGCTCATTATATTGTCGGTGTTATGCGTACCACCATCTGCCAAGGCGATGATATGATGCACCTCGTTAGCCGCTGTTACTTGGCATTTGGTGTTGCAGTCATAGCATAATGGGTTATGTCTTAGGTGCATTAGTCTAATCCTTTGCCATCGCTTATCATACCCACGCTCAGCCGCCGTGCCTCTTGCCTTATCATACTGCTTATCTCTTTGTGCATACTGGCTTAATGTCTTTAGTTTATGCGGCATTAGTACC